AAAATCAAAAGTTATCTTCGAGTTCTGGGTCTACCTCTTCGTAGTCTATCCCCTCTTCGATTTCTCGTCTGATTTGGTGATGGTCTTCTTCAAAAGCTTTTAAGGCACCATGGTAGTCTCCTGTTACGCTATCCAATTCGGCCTTCTTGAGGGTTAAACCTTCTTTTTCCCCTCTATTGCCTTCTTGTTTTGTTGCAACTACGATGGGTAATTCTTTGAAGTCATACTGATTTTCTACATACTCTATCTCTTTTACACCACCCTTGTCAGCAATCTCTTTTTGAATCATAGCCATGGCTATATCCCGTGTCATCACTGGTTCAGACTCACCTGCATTGTTGAATTGATTGTTCTGTTGGTTAAAGATATTTACTGTACCGCCACCAGATACTGCACGTACCAAACTCTGAAGAGATGTTGTAGACTGCTGCTTTAATCCAATGGCTTTATTGACTTCAGAGGTTATGAAAGGAGCATACCTTCCCCCCTGAGAATCCCTGAGTATTTGTAGCTGTTGACTTATTTCCATACGGTCTTCAAGTGCCCAGCCTATGCAAGCCCCCATAAGAGAATCAGCAATTTCATCCATCTTGTTACGGTCAAATAAGCCGTTGTCTAGAAACGTTTGTTTCATCTGCATCTGAATAATTGCTGGCTCACATTTCAGGAAGTCTGCTAGCTCATTTACGGAATAAACCCTTGACCATAATTTCCCATTGTTTACTATCCAAGTGTGAACAATAAACTTGGTCAGATTCTTAAGAGCTTCATCATCTCCAGCATTAGCTTGTAAGGCTAATTGGGTTATACCTAACCCCCTTGGGAATCGTGGAACTATCTTTTGTTCTTTCATGATGTTTGATTTTGGTATCTAATAGTTAACCCCAATAAAAAGATATAAAAAGGCCCTGTTGTGGCAAGGGCCTTTTTGAATTAACTCTTTGATAGTCAGGTTGCTGGATCACCTGAATAGGCTTACCTTCAATTTAGATGAGCTTATGGATAGATTAAAATCAGATATCTGATTTTCGAACTTTAGCTGGTTACTCAGTGCTAAAAGCCCTGAACATAGCTGGTCTACGTGCTTTGGGTAAACTACCTCTATATCAACCGAGTTTAATTTATACTCGTAGCTCAAACTTACTCCTTCCTCTCCGGCTGTCTTATATGATGTCAGGATATTATCCGTTATCATAACAGCCAAGGTTAAAAATGACCTCATAAAATCTTCGTAACTTTAGAGTCTTGTATTATTAGGATTTACCGTTTCCCCTTGGTTTTAGTAGCCTTTACCTTGCCCTGCTTTGCCAAATTTTGGGCAGCTCCATAGGCAATTACGGCATCTAATAAAGGTTTCATTTTCTCCGCTTTCTCTTTGGCTTCTCTTTGCCGTTCTTCTTCTTCGGCCCTAAACTTGGCTTCTCTTTCAAGGGCCTTTTGACGTCTTTCTTCTATTTCCGCATGGACGTTGGGAAAGAGATTTGCCCGGAGAGGTATTACATGCAGGGCAAAGAAAGCTGAGAATAGGCCATCAGATAATGGCTCTCCAAGTTTTTTCTTGGAAATTTGCCAAAACTTGTCCTGCTGTTCTTTGATGGCATGAAGGAATTTTTCATAGGTGAACTGCACCTGCATCTTTTTGCAGGCTGTCATCATTGCCTCAATTCGGTCCTTAAATTCTTGGCCGAAGGCCTCCATGAATTTCTCCCGGTTAAAGTTGTAATTCGGGGTGTCCAACTTAAACTGTTTTACATACTCTGCAGTTTTCATAGTGTCTTGTTGTTTATAAGTTATTGATTTATTAAGTGATTTAATGCTGATTCTCTAGTTACCACTTGAAAAAGGTAGCCTATATACTTATCTTCCCAATATGATAACCAGACCGGGTCAGGAAACCTGAACCTATTCTTTTCTTGTACCGAAATATTTCTTGGTATACCCGAAATATATAATAAATGAGGCCCATCAATATTCTCGATAAATACTGGATGTAACATATTCTCATCCACCTTAAAGTACCCCTTAATGGCATAGTCAGGGATATATTGATTTGACCTTATTCCGCAATCGAATGCCAAATCCTCTACCTGATATAATTCGGGATTTATAGGGTATTCCCCTTGAGTTTGAAGGTAGTAGGTGATTTTGGATTTATCAAGCGTTACGCTTTTTACTCTTTCGGGAAACATGGTGCTTATCTTTTAATGGTACATAGTCTTCGATGTCATCCAATCGGTCAGTCACTAAAGCATATACGAATAGCTTAGCAGGACGGAAGAAGAATCTCCTTATATTCCTCTCCGAAATGTAATGGTCGTATATCTTAAAGAATTTTTTCTGATGCCTATGTTTAAGGTTCCGTTGTGTTAGGTATGACCTAAGGACTTCTTTGTGTAATTCTAGCAATTCCTTATCTACCTTCTGAATTGCTTTCTCTGGTAAGCCAACAATCATAATCTTTCATATCGTTAAAAGGTGATTATACTGAGGGGCCAGAGCCTTAGCCCTGTGCCCCTCTCCTACTATGAAAGATTAGATTGCAACGGATTCCTTGACGAATTGGTTCTTGTACTCCAGGTATTCCTTCTTGGCCTTCTTGAACTCCTTCGAATCCTGGTTCTCGATTCGGAGCATGGCCAGCTCCAGCTGGTGAATCTTGTTTCGGACCTGCTGCCGGAACTTCTTCCTGGAAAGGGTGTCTTCGCAGTCGGCGGGGTAGATGTATTTAACCTCCCGTTTCGTTACCACCTCTTCGACGAGGTTGGCTTCGACTTTTTTCTTGGTCTTATCGACCAGTTTCTCCTTCTTGGTCTTCTTGACCTTCTTCTCTTTGGCCGCTTCGGGAGTTTCCTCCTTTTTGGCCTCGGCCTTCATAGCCTTCTTGGATTTCTCGACCTTCTGGGTCTTCTCTTCGATGAGGTTGTTGATTCCCTCTACCAGGTTGGTCTTTTCAGTTTTCTGAGCCTGATTTTTCTTGTTCTTTTTCATGGCTTACAATGTTAAAGGTTTTACAATAAATTAAAAGTGTTTTATTATTTCTTATTTCCTATTGCAAATATAGGGGAACTTTTCTATATATGCAAATATTTTTATCAATTTCTTTGAAGTTGTGTTATTGGCTTAGCCCTCTATACGGGTTATGTTTACCCAAGATACCGGGCTTTCATCTTCTTCTGCATCCTCATCCAATACATTATTGTGGGCTTCTAAGTTAAACCATTCTGGCCTATCTCCATAGTCCATTTGAGGTAAACGTATCATTGCTTCGGGATTGCAACAACTGAGAGCGTTCATTAATTCCTTTACTTTCATACTTTTATTGTTTTATTGTTTATGCAAATATAGATATAAATATTTATCCCTGCAAATAATTTTGCAACTACTTTTCTGGTACGTTCAAGGCAAGGTTAACGGAGGATAGTGAATCATTCATATGTATAGGTGTCATCTTTACATAAATGGTTTGCATATGACCATCGTTTTGTATTTCTACGGATTTAACCTGATATTCAGGTCCCATAAGCTCATTGTAAGTTTGAGCCACAGCTACTGGTGTCATTACTTCTCTGATAACTTCTTGAGTGTCTTTTTGAACTTTGCCATGTAGTAGCAATCTTTGACCGGGCATAAGCCATCTGGAGTTTCTACGTTAGCCCCACATTTACCTTTATACCTCTCATATAGATTCTCCTTATCCTTGTCCTCTACTTTACATTTTGTGGATGGAGTAGCCTTATACGGGCAACATTTTCTATGAGCTGCACAAGCAGCTTTGAAGTCTACTGTACTCATTCGTAGTATTCCTTTACCTTGGTTAAACGACATTTGAATTTGAATGGCATTACATAGTCTCCCCACCATCCCGTTAGAGGTAAAATACACCCGATAAAGGCATAGTAGTAGAAGGTTTTTGCAACAAACTGCTGTTTATCATCATCCCAAAAAGTATCTACTCTAGCATCTTCATCTTTATCTGGGTCTACATATACCCAATGGTAAGATATTCGGAGGAATAGCCATTGAAATATCAGGATATTCATCCATCCTAATAGAGTTATACCGAATATCTTTTTCCATACCCAGCTGTTTGTCGGTTTCTTTACTTCTTTTCCCATAATCCGTAGTTTGGTGCTAATGTTTTAAGTGGATGATAAATGTTTAGTGTTTTCCAGATATATTCTGCCTGGGTTATTACTGCTTCCTTTGCTTCCTGATGAGTAGAGAATTTTCTCCACAATTCAGGTATGTAGTTCAGAGTAGTGTCCTTTACACGTATGTAAAAGTATACCTCTGTATCAATGATGTGACCAATTCTCTTACCCTCGAATATAATCTGGGCCTTTGGTTTGAATTCAAATACATCCTTACTCCTGGTGCCGTGAACGTACTTGTTTACTTTGAATTTAATCAGACCTGCCATATCAATCCATGTTTCGTTCGAAGTATTCGTAAAAGTCTACATCCTCAGTTAACTGGTCCATGAGTTCTTCTACATCCATATCCAAGTGAACTGATGCCCCTGATACTTGTAAAGTTATTCCCGAACTGTAACTACTAGAAGACCCATGAAGATTTAACTCCTTGGGCCTATCTCCGGTAAATTCGTCTCTATATTGAATTATACCGTTTTTGTAGTCATAGCTTTTCACCTCGGATAAATGCCTTGATTCATCCCAGTTTTTCCAGTGAGGAGTTGCATCTGGTGTTGGTGGAACTGTTTTAGCATCCCACAACATGCAAACTACGCAGAATGCCGATACTCCTATTATCACTCTCTTTGCAGCTTCCCAAAGGGTTTTAGCCTCATCGGGTTCTCCGTCTGATGTGTAATACCTTTTCATAATCTTTTACCTGAGTACTTATTCCTGATTCTCTTCTCGAATGACTTCCCAACGGATTCCCCGTTTTGGATATCTTCTTTGAACATCCTGAAGTCAAACTCTGATACCGAATTATACAGATATACCTTTTCTCCTTTGAAGGTTATCTCGATATCCCTGGTCTCATCATCAAAAATAACCTTCTCGATTCTTGATGAACCCGTGATTTTAATTGTGTCTTTCATCTTTACTGTCTTTTAAGCTCAAAAGTGTTAAGTCCCATAGCTACCACATTATTTTCTTTACGCAATGCCTGGCAGGTGAAGAAAATATCCCAGAGAGTGAAGACAGAATCAGAACTCATTTCCATTAAATCCTCTTCCATCATATAGAGTGTACTCATGATAGTGTTGAACCATCTTTGGTTTAAACCTTTCACCAACATTGTTTCAACATCCTCATATCTTTCGTTGAACGTATTACCCTGAACTCTTTTGAAGGCATCTATGTATTCTTTTGCCATGGATTCCACCGCTTCTAGAGAAGTTCCATAGCAAGGGAATATAATTTTCCATTTATCTAAGCTCTTATCCTCTAAAAGGGATTCCAGCGCCTGAATATGCACATCCATAATCTGATTCCAGATTTCCTGGGCGGATAGATGCCTTTGCAATTTCAGTTTAATACAGCCTCGGTTGATTTTCATTTTAATTCTCGTTATAGATATATAGAATCTGATGGTTTTGGTCTATCCCCGCTTCAAAATACTCCTTAGCAGTATTATGGTCTACATGGATATTGACTCTATAATCATCCATCTCTTTGGGTAATGAGTCCAGGTAATCCTTCATATCCTTTACAGTAGTAAATTTTGAGGGTTTCATGTTATTTTATATTAATTTCTAACCATTTATTTATATCATTGTAAAATCCGCTTGTAGTATAACTACTACTGGATATCTCGGTAATAAATATCTTGAAGTAAGGAGATGAGTCTCCTAAAACATCATTTATGTTCTGAAGTATTTTCTCTTTGGTCAGGTCTGAATTCACTATCCAAACGGTTGAAAATAATTTGGCCCATTGGACACTCTGTTTTAGATATGACTCCAGAGTCCTACTTCTACCCTGATATACTCTATCGTAATTATCATAATAAGCTATCAAATAAGTTTTCATTCCTCTATAATTATTCGTTATGCAAATATAATACTTATTATAATAATATGCAAATTAAATTCAGTGGTGTTGTATGGGTTAGTTCAACAAAGAACCCCGAACCTTGTATAGATTCGGGGGCATGAGAAGTTTCACTGATTGCCTATCGGGTTAATCCTCCTCTTTCTTAGACTTCTTTTTCTTCTTCTTCTTGTCCTTGCCTTCTTTCGAAGGTTTCTCGGCCTTCTTTTCCTTGGCTGGCTCTTCCTTCTTTACCTTCTTCTCTTTCTTGGAAGCAGCTGCCGGAGCACCTGATGCCAACTCTGTAGCATACTTCTTGCCCTCAGCCTCGGCTTTCTCTTTGGACATGGTCTTCAGAAGAGTACGCATCTTCTGACGGTACTTTTTCTTCTGGTCAGAGGTCATCTCCTTGCCGTCCACTGTTGGGTAGTCATAAGCATTGGGTGTACTTGTGACCTTTTCCTTCTTGGGATGGGCTTCGGGCTTCTGGTTTTTCTTGGCCTTTTCTACGGCCTTCTCTTCCGTAGCTGCTCTGGCCTTTTTGTTCCCGAGGTTTATGATGTCTACCCAGGCCTGGATTTTCTTTCCATGCTTCTTGTGGCCTGTCCAATCTTTCTTGGGGTCGAGGTCGTTCTCTTCCATGTAGGCCAGCATTTCCTTCTGAGCCCGGCGGGCTTTCTTTGCAGCCAGGTCTTTTTTGCTGATGTCTTTTGCCATTGTTGTTGAGTTGATTAAATGAAAATTGGTTTGAATTACCTTTGCATGTTTATAGTTTGGTTAAGGAGTTTTTGGTCTGTACTTCCTTTATCTCTGAGATGATTATTTCCATTCCCTGAAGATTTGCCATCAACTTAAGATGAGCAACAGCATCATCCTGAGATATGTTGGTGTATGTAATCCTAAATCTTTCACCAGAGCCCTTGTTTTCAAAAGTTATGGTTAAGATGTTTCCATTTGTTAAATCTTCTATGCGCTTTGCCAGAGATTTTACCTTACCTATTTTTAGGGTCTTATCTTTGATTAAAGCTTGCCTTTTACCAGGAGACAGTCCAGGCATAGATAACCTTGTATCTATATCTTGAACCATTTTGGTTAGTTCTTTAATCCGATATATCAACCCTTTGACTGAGGTGTTAAATTGTCCCATTGAGGTCTTTGAATAGTGGTGTCACTTCCTATTTTCTGGGCATACTTATCAATCAATTCCTCTGTTCTAGAGATAATATACTCTGTCATCATTCTATTTTCTTCAGAGATATCTTTTTCTTCCTCTAGCAACAGCTGGTATGATTGTAGCTGATTGCATAATGCCAGATATATGATGCTGTCGTCGTCTTGCATATATCTATACAAAGTGGGGAGGCCCACCCTTAAACCTTCTGATGGCCTCCCCTGTATGACTCAAGTGTTGATGTACGTAGGATTGGGTGCTCAGGACCTATTCCTCATCGTCTTCATCCTCCTCGTCATCCTCAGCTTCGGCGGCTTTCCCTTTCTTGCCCATGCCGGGTACCTTGGGGACCAGAGTGCCGTGCTCTTTCTTGGATTTAACCGATACCCCCGGAATGGTGGCATTCGAGACGGCAATCACTTTGCCATCCTTGTCGGTTACGACCGAGGTGATGAGAACTCCGTACTTCCGGACGTTCATGGCGAAGGTCTTTGCAACGTTGCCGCCGCCCAGGTCGATAATGTCGCACTGTTTGCTGTTCGGTCGCTGACCCGGTGCCCGGTTCTTGAGTCGTTCTTTCATCGCTTCTCGCTTAGCCTTCTTCTCTTCAGCGGTCAGTTCTTTCTTACCGCCCTTTTTCGATTCCTCTTTCTTTGCAGCTTTTGCTTCTGCTGCCTTTTTCTTCGTTGCCATGTTATATTTGATTAAATGGTTTTGTTATAAAAGGTCCCCCGAACGTTTGGCCATAGCCTATGGAGTTTAAGCATTTAGCGATTCCCGGGGGACCCTTGGATTTGGTTATAGTCAGAAGGACCCTTACTTTTTCTTTTTCTTGGTGTCCTTCTTGGAAGCGGCCTTTGCCTTGGGCAGGGTGATATTCAGTTCCTTGGCCACCGCCTTGCGGAGTTTCTCGACGTCTTCCTCGTCGAATTCGTCGGGGTCAGTTTCGAGTTCTTTGTCGTCGCAGAGGTCTTCGAGAGCTTCGAAGTCCATGCCGGCCAGGTCCTCAGGGGTTACCTCGTCGTCATCTTCTTCATCTTCGTCCTCTTCATCCTCATCGCCGTCCTCGTCCTCGTCATCTTCTTCATCTTCGTCATCTTCATCCTCATCGCCGTCCTCGTCCTCGTCATCTTCTTCGTCAGAATCCTCAGATTCTCCACCGAAAATTTCTTCGGCGTCTTCTGCCGAGATGGGAGTCAGGAGTGCATAGGAACCGTCATCGTATTTGATGAGAATTACCCCGTTAGAGAGAACCTTGCGTTCTACCTCTTTTGCTGCAGCTTTTTTCTTTGCCATAATTAAATTGATTAAAGGTGTTTGAAAAATGTTTGATTGATTATAGTTTCGTGATAAACTTTTGAGTGTATATCTCTCTATTTTCTTGGACCGCCATAGCTTTCAAGAATACGTTTTTATCCCTGATAGCTTCTACTTTCTGAGTGAACTCATTCTGATTTTTTACTTCAAAAGATTCACCTTCCTGAGTGTAGGTATCATCCACCGCATTATCATTTTCGGTATAATACCTTTTGACTCCCACTATGAGTTTTACTCCGTCCCATGGATTTTCGGGCTCCCTTTTATTTACTACTGTCATTTTGCATAACCGTTTTTATATGCTGTATAATAGATTCTCGTATATCCTTCTTGTCCTATCCCTGAAAAAGCTTCACTTATATATCGGTGACCTTTTTTATTTGCTCGATAATCATGAGCAAAGTGTTCAGGATAGATATAGTGTTCTCCGCATACCTTTTGGTTAGTTATTATATAGGCATACCATCCAGTTTTAGTTTTCATCTTGAACTGGGATATTGGTACAAATCCCTGGGTTAATAGTTCTTTGAGAATAAACTTCTGTTCGAGTCTTCTTCTCACCATGGGCATTCCACCCAACCTTCTTAGTACTGCCTCTTGATATTCTGACCAATGTCTTTTAGTCCATCTTATGGAACTAATAGCAGAACGTTTGGTTATAGCCCTATATGCTAATGCCACTTTCAATTGGTCCCAAGTTAAATCACTCTTCTTCGTAAAGAGCCTTCTTTCTTTTGGACTCAATCTCTTTAGCCTTCGATAGCTTAATAAGCTTTTCTGGAATAGGCTTGAGAACAGTTCTATATTCTTTTGTTCCATAATTAAACTTATCTACCAAGTTCAAAAAGTACTTTTCTTTCTGTTGAGAGCCGAGTCTCTTTTTACGAGCAATTCTTTTCCCTAACTCCCTTTGGGCTGAAGATTTTGAGTTCCTGTATACCTCGGTTAACAGTATCTTAGATATTGGCTTTTTTCTTCTCCCAGCAATTAGTAGAGATTGACCTATAACAAACTTCTTCTCTAATGCTGTTTTCCCTTTTATCCAATGCACTGCTTTCAGATTCTCCCTGCCATAATAAGTTAAAAACCTTTTTCTGGCTGCCTTCAAAGAGTAGAATCCTTGTAATACTACTGCTGGTTCTCCTTTGTAGTTATAAGACCATGGATACCATTTATGAAGGTAGATTTTTAAGTCCCTTTCTTTGATAACTTTTCCGAATCTCCTATGGTATTCTCTCCTCCTCTTCTTTTCCAAGAAGTATGCTCTTACATCTGGAGGTAGAGAATCAGGGTCTACTACTCCATTAATCCTGGTAGCTTCTTTTAAGCATTCCCGGTATCTATCTAGAAAGCGTTTATTCCTTTCCCTATATTTATGAACCTTGATTTTTCCACAGAGTACTTTCCTTTGCCACTCTTGTTTTCTTCTTCGGCTTAACTTTATAATCTGAGGAGGTACCCACGGTATTCCTAATCTGTAACAGGATTCCTCGAAGTCATCATCATTCTTAAACCTATAAACTCGTGGCATGGTATTTACTCTTTCTTTTGTTTACGGAGTGCTGCCCGATACCATTGCTGAATGGATTTTTCTTTGGCGTCTGGGAATCTCTTTTGCACTCTCCGGGTGATTCTATCGATTGACAACCCTTTATAGGTTAATTCGAATACGTAGGATTTCTTAGTTCCTTTCCAAAGACCATTGTCATCCTTCTCTTTCTTCGGCTTTTTGGGTTTTTCCAACCCCTTTACCCGTTTGGTCTTTTTCTGTTTGGTGACTGCATCTTCACCGATGAATCCAAGATTAAGTTGATAATTCCTCATTGGGTCATCCTTGGGATATCCAGCAAGTTCTAATTGCTGGTCCATCCACTTATCATATTCATCGATAAGAGCATTGTCCGGCTTATTATCCGAATGGTGAATCCATGATGATAGTCCATTGTAGTCAGCTGAACAAGCATCGGGGAATGGCATGCCGAGAGAAACTGCTCTTCTCTTCATGTCCTTGTAGGTCATATTTTCTAACCCACTTCCCATGACCTTTAGCTTTTCCTTGTTAAGCTTTAACGGTCTTTTGTCTTTTTTCTTACTTTTGCGCATATTTATATAGGTATAAAATTTTATTTCTTATTTCCTATTGCAAATATAATCAAATTTCTTGTAGTTGCAAAATATTTATATAAAAATTCTAAGAGTTCGATTTCAAGGTTCTTTTTCTACGTAACTTATAGGCTGTATCTAGAGTCTCACAGGTAAAATCCATATTATTTATTGATTTGTAGTTAATAGCTTTCTGTATGACCTCCCTGTACTCTTTCCAGAACTTCAAGCCCCCTTTACTATCCACGGTTTTTTCAAAGTATTGGGTTGCCAATAATCCAAATGTGTCTGCAATGGTTTGACTCTCGAATATGTATATTCTTAGATCTGTTATTGCCTTAACTATATCATCCTCTCGCTTAATGGGCATTACTCCATAACCTTCTTCAGGAAAGAGTTCTTCTGATACAATAGCTGTAAAGTATCTTCTACTTGATGGACCGTTTTTCCAGTACTCAGTTATTAACTGCCTTATCTTGAAGTCAGGTATTCGATGTAAGTAAGACAGATATACCTTATCTTTTTTTGTAGACCTCCTCTTATATGCAGTTGGAGCTTGCAATACCCGGGGCATTATTCGATAGTTATTCCACCTATCAAACTCAAGAATCAGAGCATAAAGGTCTTTGTCCCATTTATTCTCTGATTCTTTCAGCCTTTTCATATTCTTTATGATACGGGGATTGGTTATAGAAGTCAATAACCAAGAAGAATCTCCTGAATGTATTTTAGCTTCCTCTTTGGGCAGTCTTTTAACCATAGCCCCAAATAGGTAATCCCTAAATCGAGGTTCTATGGGAGATTGAGGATTTACCAGTGAGGGATGTAATTCAAAGTAATCGGAGAATAGCTTGAAGAATTTCTCAGCTCTTGCCTTTAATTCTAAGTACTTGTAATGAGACATCTTGAGAATTTCTCCAGCTTCCCAAGTTGATAGACCCTTGCCTTGTATAAACATAAGGCTGGCCCTCTCTTGCTCGGTCAAACAATCCCAAGCCAATTCTTGATGTCGTTCCATGTTAGTATTGTTTGTTCATTAGAATCTCTTCAGTACTACCATCGGGAATTTGAGATAAATCTACCTCATAATCAGCTGAGTACATTTTATATTCATCCGATTCATGGTAGGCTGAGTAAAGTACATTCTCCATTGGTACTTCTATCTCTAAACTACCGTTCATTTCAGGGTATAGCTTTACCAGCATCATCTTTGTAGTAAGATTACTTTCAAGTATAATGGCTGGTATCCCCTCGAATGGATATCCCCTTAATACAACATAATCTCCAATAGCAACTCTGGTAATATCACTTACCGAGAATATCTTATTTGCTCGAGACATTCTCCGATATTTCTTTACCTCTTCCTTAGTTATAGTGGCTACTACAGAATAATCATCAAAGTCTTCGGCATTATCTACTCTCAACCTCTTTCTCTTAGGTCTGTAATCCAAAGACTTCATGAATGATATTATACCTGGGATATCTTTCTTTAATTTGTTTAGGTAATATCTGTCAAAGGCTTTTTCAGGCTTCATCTTTATGAATCCATAGTTGAACAGTAATGGTACATCCTCGTACTCATTATTACCTTTTCGTGACTTCTTGAGTACACTTATAGTTGGTACTATGGCCTTCACATGTTTGTACCCCCTACATTTCAAATCCGAGTTGATTCTTTTGTAGAATTTCCTGTCAAGTCTGAATATACAGTATATATAGGGGGTCTTCATATTACTTGTTCAATTTACGAGCGTATTTGAATACGTCTGAATATGTTACCAATCGTTGAATTTCTTTGAACATATACACGGCTAAATGTACTTTCGGGGTTTTTATCTCCATTCGGGAAAGTTCTGAGCAATTGTTCATAAGGAACGAATCTATTTTCCCAGCTTCCACAATAAAGAAAGCTTCACCTTTTGGCATAGAATTATACCGCATGATAAGTATGGGTATTTTTCCTGCACGTTTAGCATCCTTTGTAGCCTGTTCCCAAAAAGATATAATTTTACAGCTCTTAAGTCCAAGTAGTATATGTTCGAACTTAATATCCTGATAGTTTTTACATTCGATTGAGAATGGGAAGCGACGTGAGTGTTTCTCATCAGTACATACCAAATCTCCCATAGCATCCTTAGCCTTTGCCCATCCTCCTGAACCTGGGGTTCTAGAAAATTTATATCCTGTCCAGGATTCCCAGGCCTTTGCTATAGTACGCTCGAACCTGCTTCCTTTGTTTCGACTGTTCTTTCTCATGTTTTGATAGTGTTTAATACCAATAGTCATTAGTGGTATTGTGAAAGGCCCCTTTCTCTGGTCACAGTAAGCACCCTGGCATTAGGAATTGGCAATGATTCCTGGTGGGATATGAGATATAGGGTTTTATCCTTATATATCTTGCGAATTAACCCTATAACTAATTCTACGTATTCTGAACTAAGGTTTTCAAATACCTCGTCCAAGAAAGCTATGTTTAATCCCTTAGCTTTGGTCATCACTTCATTCATTGCAAAGGCCATAGCTAAGTTTACTAATTGCTTCTGACCACCAGATAACTCCTCATATGATACTTCTATACCATCCATAATTATCTGGGTATTAAAATCCTTCTTTACTCCTTGTATATCTACATAGAATAAGATATTGAACCCAAGTACATCAGAGTATGATTCAAGTGTTTCATTCAGAATATCCATGGAGCTCTCGAATAGAAATGCTTTTATACCTCTATTCCCAAGAGGGTCATCCATTACCCATTTGTAATTATCAACCTTTTCTTTCTGGCTTTCCATTTTCTCTCCTATGGTTGATAATTTCTTGGTTAAGGTTGAAAGCTGGGCTTTATATTTGGTTATTAACCCCTTATTTACTCCTACCCGCCTTTCTGAAGATAGCCTTTTGATTTCTGATTCTACTTGTTCTATCTCTCTTTGTATCTTCTTTACTTCGTATTCCTTATCTCTAAGTTCTTCCAGTTCATCTCGATAACCAGATATCCTGTCGGATATCTTGGAATATTTACCCTGTAACCTTTCAATGTCTCCGAAGGCTTTCTTTACTTCTATTAGGCGTTTCAAAGAGTTCTTAATATCACCCCTCTTCAATAACTTTATTATTCCTTCAATGAACTCTTCTAGAGATACCTTAGTTTTCTTCTTGGCATCATTTATCTTATTGATAATATCCCTTTGACTCTCTTTTGCATCTGATAACTTTTGTTCTATTCGGTTTTTCTGAGTTACTGTCTCCTTAAGCTCATTTGATTTTTTTGCCTTAGCTAGCAGTGATAATCTCTTCTCAAGAACTTTAACCTTCGAAGATATGTCATCTTTCACGGTATTGGCCTGTTTCTTTAGGTCATCAACCATCCTTTGAACTGACTGTTTCTTATCCTCTAAGGTTCTATATCTTTGAGAGATATTCTGATACTCTTTCAGAGCTTCAATATAGTAGCCCTTAGCAATATCTCTGGCTTTAGATATGTATTCCAACTCAAAAATTTCCTCAAACAATTCTTTCTTGTCTGAAGAAGATTCTTGTATCAGTCTTTTCATACCCTGACCAAATAGTACTGAATTCATAAAAAGGCTATACGACATACCTAAATCAGCGATTATAAGCGCCTGTATCTCCCCCTTACTTTTCTCTTGTACTTCAACAGCATCTATCTCATATATAAGTCTATCCTTACCTTTGGCTCCATTCACTTCACCTTTATATTTAAGGCATCGGGTTATCTTATGAGTTTTACCATTCTTACCAAAGTATATTTCTACCTTGGTTCCCTGATAGGATTTGGGTCGATACTTCTCCCAAGTATTTACATCTGATTTACCCTTTAGATTCTTACCATAAGCACCCCAAACTAAAGCTGATAAGATTGTAGTCTTACCCTCTCCTGTTGCCCCTCTAATTACAGTTATCCCCTTTGAGCTTAGATTTAGTTCCAAGTGAGATATAGAACAGAAGCCCTCGATTATAATATTACCAAACTGTATCATTCTGCTTCCTTGATTACTTTTAACAATGTGGCCTTTTTATTTTGGTCTTTTATACCTTTTGCTCTCATATATCTCCTTACCATGGTTTTCTTAGTAAGTTCCCGAGTTATTTGCGGGGTATCTTCCACCGCCACAATCCTAGACTTGCTAGCAATGACAGTATAATAATTACCATCATCCTTAATTTCATCCTCTGATGATACATCCACAAATTTAGGAAAGCCTTTGAATGGCTTGAATTCCATTGAGAAGTCCTCATATATCTTCCAATATCCAAGTTTACAATTACGGTCTGTTCTCCTCTGTTGTAGGGGAGCTCCTACCATGTATATCTTTTTCCCAAGTCTTTGAGGTTTATGTATGTGACCTATCAATACCAATTTGAATTTAGATAGTAAATTCACATTCAAATTCTCTACTGTTCCAACTTCAGTATTATCGGTATCTTTAGCCCCAGGATAATCAGTATGTAATAATAGGATTGTAGGCTTTAACATAGCTTCCTTCAACTCTGCTTTTATCAGCCCATCCAACCCTTTGTTGTGGTCTAAGTAGGGAATACCTACTACTCTGAACTTATCAAACTCATGGTAAGAGAAATCCAGATTATGTAAGAATGAATACCTGCGACATAAGTTTGCCCAATGAGAAGGTGATTGATTAGTTATAGAGTTACTTTTCTGTAGGTCATGGTTTCCGGATATACCATATATATTAAATTCGTCACACCTATTTAACTCTTCGAACTGTTCAATTATAATTTCATCAAGTGAAGTACTTATATATTCTGGACGGTGCATAAAATCCCCGCAAAAGAATGCCGGGCATTTATACTTAATACATAAATCTTTAATCAAAGAGAGGACCCTGAAAATACTTAGGGTCCTCTTGTTATCTTCATTGAACTTAGAATACTCTCCTAAGTGCAAGTCAGAGAATGCTATACCTATCACCTTCATAACTGAAGAAATTTGTTGATAAGGTTTTTCCTCTTTTCGTAGTTCATCTCATCCAGTATCATGACTTTAATCTTGTAACCCATGATATCCAATGTACCGGTATTGGGAATACCATTTACATACTGGAATAGATTTGAATCTGGTTTGAAACCCCACAGGTCAAGTAATCCGTACATTACCTGTGATACCTGGAATTGGTAGTACTTTGATAGTACTCGTTTACCGTTATCTTCTGTTACCCACTCATTGAAAAATCTTGCTGAGAAAGGTATGAAGATTAGATGAGTACATTGTTGACCAAGTAACATACGACATAAGTCTACAGCATGTTCTAAATCGCATTCAGCTAACCTATGTGATAGCTTATTGATAAAATATGCTGCTGAGTCAAAGTATGACCTGTCTGTTACAAAGCTATCTTCTCCCCTGAAAGCTTTGTTACGCAGATTCAGTACCTGCATATCCTGTGTGAATACCGTTTCGGCATCCTGCTGAATCATATCAGCATGTGGCATGTTTTTAGTTTCAGGTACCAAGTCAGAATATGACCCAGATATGAAAGGTATCTTTAACATATCTGCCACTTCCTTGGCAATGGTTGTTTTTCCAACTCCCGAAACTCCGGTGAACATGATTTGGTATTTCCTACCGTTGTACATAATGTTGTAGTTTTTTGAAAGGTTCCAAAAAATCGGGTATCTTGAAAGACCTAAGGTTAAACTTGTCTAATACCATGAATAACCTATCCTTCCTTTTATTATTAGTACATCCTTTTACCCAAGGGACTTTCTTGATTGGGTGCAGAGTTAATGCTGTTCTCAAGTCTATCAGAGGCTTGTTCTTCTTGTATAACTCTTCTAGCTGGTCCCTTTCAATACCCTTGAACTCTGCTCCGACTGCATCTATGAAGTCTGATATACTCCCATACTGTTTTAAGAAAGCTTTTGTCTTCACTTCTCCCATACCGTAATAACCTGGGATATCATCCGACTTATCTCCATTAAGTATTAGGTAGTCAACGCATTCCTCAGCAGAGTAACCCATGATATCCTTGCAGGTTTGGTTTAGGATTAGGGTATCTTTGTTAGGATTGAATATCTTGACTCTTTTATCGAGCAATTGACAGAAGTCTTTATCAGAGGATATTATCAGAGATTTACCTGGGTGGTTTATTGCCAACCAAGCAATGTAGTCATCAGATTCATATCCCAGGCCCTTCCTATCAATAATCATCTGAACTCCGAGTAATCTTAGAATCCTTCTCAACAATGATAATTGTTTATTGAAGTCTTCATAATCCATACTTATCTTACTCCTATGTGCTTTGTAACCTTCGAGTAGACCATTACGGAAATTTGACTCTTTGCTCTGTTGAGTATCGAAAGTAATTACTACATGACTGGGCTTAAACCTTGTTAGGTATGAACCTAAGATTCTTAAGAATCCATATACCAACCCTGTACCAACTCCGTTGTTGGCTTTTAGATTCTTAAACTTATGGTATGAACGGTGAGCAAGATTACTCCCGTCCACTACCATAAGCATCCTCGGTTTTCTACCCCTCATCCGGGATATATTCTTCTTCTTCTGCATCTTCAGATTCTATTTGAGATTCATAGTCTAAGTCTGCATCAACAGGGAACATGTTTCGTGTAATCTTCTTGAGCTTTCGCTTAGTTGTTCCTATTGTGTTTATTCCGGCAGCCTTTAACAGCTTTTTCCTCAATTCACCATCTTCCTCGATTAATCTATGGAAAGCCTCTTCTCCTCTACACAGTTTCTTTCCTTCGAACATATAGGTTCCACCACCGAGCTTTTCTATTACTCCGGCATCTTCCAAAGACTCTTCTAACCAGAAGTATCTGTCAAAGCCGACTTCATGATACTTTGGATTAAAGTATATAGGGGCTTTGGATATGGTTTCCCGAGGAGGAGATACCTTATTCTTTTTCATCTGAACAGTTACATATTTACCTGCTCGTCTTTCCTTACCCTTATACTTAATCTTAAGAGTTTTACCTGAGTAGAATACTAATCGTATTGAAGCATAAAACTTTAGTGCTGCTCCACCTGGAGTTGTACTGGTATCTTGACCAAAACCTGCTCCCAGTTTACTGCGCAACTGGTTGATACATACCATAGTTACTCCGAGTCGGTAGAACAATTCGTTCCTTATTCGGAACATCTTGTAGATTTGTTTTGCCCGGTTTCCCATTTCGGCTTTGCTATCAGCCATTTTTGCATCAATGGCTTCAATAGAATCCAAGGCCGCTATTGAATCTATCACAACTATGATAGGTTCATTGTTGGTTAACTTAGACCTCCAGTATATTGCTAAATCAGCAATAGCATCCGATATAGTTTCTATTCGGGTGTCATTTAGTACTGTTACTCGTTCAGGGTCCAAACCATTTTCTTCTGCCCATGAGTTCATCCATGCCTGTTCTGCATCCACCCATATTACATGACCTCCGAGTTGTTGTGCAGCATAAGCAAAGTTGTAAGCTATCAAGGATTTACCTGAAGATTCTTCTCCCATTATCTCGATTATCTTACCAAATGGTACACCACCACCCATCTGATAATTGAGAGCAAAGAATGTGGATGGAATCCACAAACCATGATGGTTTATAGTACTGGCCTTTAACTGGAGAGATGACCCATATTTCTTGAGTATCTCATTTTGTGTTGGTATCTTGAACTTTTTACTGCCTGATTTTCTGGCAGCTTTTGTTTTCCTTGCCATACTTGGTTATTTATAATGTGAAAAGAGTGGGGTATTAAATATACCCCACTCCTGCTTTAGGTATATATCCAGAGAATCTTTAGATATCACCCTTATATTTCTTCTTCCCCTTTTTCTTTTTATCCGCTAGCTTATTTTTGGAAGAAGACTTCTTACGGGGTCTTTCATCTTCGTCGTCATCATCCCCCTCATTTAGGAATGATGCCAGCTTCTCCTCTAGCTCCTCGTAGGAAAGGATATTTGCTCGTATGGCTTTCTCCAAGTCCACCTCTCCCCGATACTTCTTGTCCAGCTTGGTTTTCTGGCAAGGTGATACTGAATAACTGGTGTCATTCTTACCAGTACCGGTACGGGTTATCTTGATGTCATATCCCTCTACTGGGTCAGTCATATCACCCCAGTCCTCTTCGTCAAGGTAAAGGTCGATAATATCCTGATATACTGAGCGTGGTACCATCATGGGCTTATCAACCCTGTCAGGGTCAATCTCCTTACCCTTAGTATCTTTGTACCCAAGTACCCCTACGAGATACTTTCTCTTGGGCACCAATTTCGAGGCCAATGCCTTATCATCTGGGTCATCGGAGTTCTTAAGCTCCTGAAACTTCTCCATGAAAGGACATGGCTCATCGAAAGTAGCCGGAGATATAATACCTCCCTCTTTAGGTCCGAGATAGAATTGAACAATCTCGATTCCCAGTTCTTCGTCTGCTCCTCGTGATTTGATACGTACTCTTGTAGTTCCTTCTTTCGGGTAGATTATTCCACCACCTCCACTACGCTTTTCCAGGTCTTTCTTCCGGGCAAGCATTTTTTCTCGGGTAGTCATTACACTACCTTTTTTCTTAACGGTTTTTTCCTTTTTCATGGCTTTATTTATTGGTTTCAATGTAAAGTATCTCGTTCAGAGATAATATAGTAGTTACTTGATTGGGAAGGTCTACAATATCCAGCTCTTTACCGGCATACAGACCATACGTAACTACAGCTCCTACTTGAAGACCAGGATATTCTTCCTGCTGTTCGTCAGTTATTGGTCCTACTTGAATGACCACTCCTTTGCGTGGTACTGTATCTTTGTCGTGTTCCTGAGGGATATATAATCCACCCTTTGTTTTTGTATCTGCAGTTACTATTGGAGATACTATAAGTACCCGGCTTCCTGTTGGAGTTCCTAAACCTTTCAGTTTATCGTTCAACTCATTTGCTTCTTTGACCGAAATAAGGTCTAATTCAATTTTTGACATAGTTACTGTTGTTTACGTAAGTTTGCTGATATTGTTCTTAATATATTCTCTCGTGATTCGTATGCTTTACATATACTTATGAATTTACTTGCATTGTATTCAGCCTTCATGTACCTTTTTAAGGCTCCTTGATAAGCTTGATTATTCTCTGCTTTATGTGCTGCAGCATCATTATTGATGTTTCCAGATTCTTTGTAGTAAAGCCATGCCTTACTATAGGCCTGGTCTTTTGCCTTTTCAAGTTTATCCCTTTTGTATATAAGCCTATCCCTTACCATCACCAATAGAGCGTAATTGGATGGACTTTTACGTAAAGACTGATTGACCAGGTTCTCATCAATCATGAGTTCCTGGTCTAAATCAATCTCGTAAGTTTTACCTTGAAAGAGAATCTTTAGTGTGTTTTTCTTAATCTGGGATAGACGTACTATGCCACCTTTTCCTTTCGCCATGAGTAATCCTTCTTAAAGTATTCCGGAAACTTCTTTGGGAACTCTTTAATGGATAGCTCTTTCCATTTCCGATGTTCTTCCAAATACTTCTCCACATTGAAATCTGGTTGAAGCATTTTTCTATAGTCATATCCCGGTATATACGGTAACTCCTCAGCCATCGAACGTCCTATAGTAAAGTCCATAGACATATCGACATCATTGATTTCAAACTTGAAATATTCTTTTGTACTCGGGTTACGGCATGTTTCCCATATATTATACACTGTGAATATGTTTATATATTCTGGGTCTGTCAGGTAATAAACAGCATCATGTACAGTACATGTTTCCAATAGAGGTGGTAATATGCCCTGCCTAATCTTCCAGTAATTAAGTATAGATGCAAACAAAGTCATATCGGATGCAGCTGATTGACATGGCATATTAACTGATAATCGTACTGCGTATGCAGCTTCTTGCTCATTATCAGAATATACTTGAGGTAATCTTCTTTTCCTACCAAACAGAGATTTAATATATCCATGTCTTACCAATACTTTCTCTTGGTTAATCATGAACTTCTTAATCTTTGGGTGCTCTTGGAAAAACTCGTTCAGCTGTTGTTGAGCTTCATCTGGAGTTACGATAATACCAGCTTTTGGGTCAGATAGTTTAACTGCAAGCAGTTTCTTCTGAATACCATATATAATACCGAAACATATCTGCTTTGCCTGCTTCCTTCGATTTTTCCAAAGCTTATAATCTGGATGTTGTTCATCGCTATAAGCTTTGTTTGCTTCCTCGTATGATACCCCATATTTGTTTGCTGCAATAGCAAGGTGAGGGTCCTGACCCTTGGCAAATGCCTCAAGATAAGTCTCATCTCCTGAAAGGTGTGCCATGATTCTTAACTCTGCCTGAGAGTAGTCAAGTGCCATGTATAGTTTCCCCTTTGGAGCTACTAACTGTTTCTTAATATTAGCATCTACTGAAGTTTTTGGTATCTGCTGTAGATTGGGTTCAGAACTACTCAGTCGTCCTGATGTAGTACCAATGATTTTGAATTGACCATGAATCCTATCATCATCCTGTACCTTATCATGCCACCCCTCTATATATGTTGTATACATTTTCTTTAACCCTCTCAACTCAAGAAGGTTATCCAGGAATATTGCTTTTGGACTTTCTGGGTCTTTAACCGTTAACCGAAGTTCTACCAACGTATCCTCATCAGTACTTGGCTTATCAGTATCACGATTTGTTTTCTTATCCTTTGTGTATTTTATTATCGGAAAGTTAAATCCCTTTTTAGAATATAATAACAAAGGTAAGTCAATAGGACTCCCTAAGTTTACTTCTCGGGTTAATTCCAATTCCTTTTTAGTAGTGAATACACCTGCTCGGATGTTAGATATTTTTTGTTCCCTGCTTGCTATTTTACGGGCATCCTTCGGATCATTATAATCTAAATCCTCAAGTTCACTTTCAATAGATGCAAGATATTTGCTTATTCTTTCTTGGACAAGCCATCTAGAGAATTTTTTCACTCGAGGAAGATTCAAGCAATTAGAAGTTGCTTGGTCAATCTTTGGTTTATAAGATTCAAGTAATTCCTGATTGAGCTTCCTATCGAGATATAATCCTGTTTTCTCGGCATGTTGCAATACCCGTGAAGCAGGCATAATCAAATGCCTGAATAATGGATACATACCAACCTCTATCAGCTTGCTTTCAAAGAACATAGCTAACCTAAGAGTGTAATCGGTATCCTGACAACCATACTTGCATAATGGTTCTAAAGGTTTCTTATCCCATGGTATCTTGTCGAATTTATCTGACTTCTCGTAATCCCCATGTTCTGGTAGATACCTTCTAACCATGGACTTCAAGTCATTAGGTTTCTCTTCGTTCAGAAGGTACTTCATAAGCATACCGTCTAGAACTGTACCCCTAACATATATTCCAAACAACTCAAATATCTGAAGGTCAAACTTCAGATTCCATCCTACTTTAGTTATATTAGGATTCTCAACCACTTTCCTACCAAAATACTTTAACCAACGTTTCCAACGAGGGTTTTTATATTCATGATGACATAGTGGAATTGATACACCAGAACCAACTTGAAAGGTTATGGATAAGATGGTTGGTTTGAAGGTTTTATTATAAATACCCTCTGCGTTTGTCTCGAAGTCGACGGAAGCTATACCTGTTTTCAAACAGGCTTTCACAAGCCGCTTGACTTGTGAGAAACTCTTTATTATAGCATATCTTGACTCCATGTGTTAATAGAATTTATTATATTACTTGTAGTATGCAATAGTTCTTTAGTAGACCATATCTCTTAGTTATCTCTTCATCTTGTTCTACAAGAAAGACAGTACACTTTTCACAATGTACTGTCTTCCATTTTATTCTACCTTAATTTTAGCCCTTAATTCTTTAGCCTTGTTAAGATACCAACGTTCCTTTTGTAAATCCTGTTCTATTGAGTTATCTGGTTTAGTACCAACCCTCATGCGATATTTGAAAGCTGTCATTTCACAGAAGGTTATTGTTGCTTCCGTTCCATAAATTGCTTCCATCATATCTATCACTTCCACACTATAATTATTATAGTGTTTTGGGTGATTTACATGTTCATATCTATCGGCCATAACTACTGATTGATAAATTCATCAAAGAATGGTAATTCCTGAATCATCTTACAAAATGACCCCCAATCCTCTCTCAAGCGATGGTCTTTCCTCTGGTGGTATATATTCCGTAGTTGCATATAGTTTGTACTTACCCTCATGAATAACTCTATTCCGAGAGGGCAGTTACTTAACAGCTTGATGCGATTCTCATAGCTGGGGTCCTCAATGAACTTATTGGCCAAGTCCTGAACTATAGCTATGACCTCTGGAGTTACATACTTGTTAAAAGATTCCTTCTTTACAATTTCACCAAGTCGGTGCATCTTTGAAGATGAGGTTACAATGTCTATCCAATGATATCGTTGTAACTCGGGTGAAAAGTAGTTTGGGTACAGAATATCAAATGATACCCTTATACCAGTTAGAAAATTAGGGTGACCACTGTTTGAGGGAGATTTGGCAAGTGATTTTGCCCTCTTGAAAGAATCATCCCACTCCTTTTGTTCGTAAATTGGATGTCCCCAAGCATCTACGCCTATTGGAAATACTGGTTCTGTACGCATAGCATTCCTACATGCTATAATTGACTTCTCTAAGTCATAAACGTCTACGTTTGTGATTTCTACCATCTTAAGTATAGTGTTGATAATATTACATATCCTACTTTACGGTACCATGGTTCATTTATATCCAGGTCAACCGTTCGAGTCCGATTCCTTTTTATATGCAGTGCATATAGCATATTATGGGCTCGCCATTCAATAATCATACCAGCTGTAGTTCTTTTATTTATTGCAAACGTATGGAATGCTGGACTTTTATTTACTTCTTCTCTAGAACGGTTGATTATATATTCCATATCTCGGATAGATTTAATCCGATATGAGTTAGGTATTCTTGTTACTGAAGTACCTAATGAAATTGTACCGCAAGGATAATCTTTGAATGTGATTGTCATGTTCAGGGTATTTTGTACTCGGAGCGGGAATCGAACCCGCACGACCATTGCTGGTCACAGGATTTTAAGTCCGGCGTGTCTACCTATTTCACCATCCGAGCCTTTACAAAAGGGGAGATGAGGTACTGTTCTTCGCTCATCTCCTAAAGCTATAGCCTTCGACTTTAATTATGGGTTTTGGTATCTCGTACCAGGTTATTGCCCATTGCTAGCTGGAGGTCGTATCTCCTGTTATGACCCAGCATATAGCCCTTGTACGGAAGACAGGATTCGAACCTGCGACCCCTTGCTCCCAAAGCAAGTACACTGACCTGACTGTGCTACTTCCGTAAATTAGGTACCAGTCTATATCACTACCGTCCAGTACCTGGGAATGAATCAGGACTCGTTGTCCACAGCGCAAAGTAAAGATTCATAAGTGGGCCCAGAGGGGCTTGAACCCCCGACCTTCGGATTATGAGTCCGCTGCTCTGACCAACTGAGCTATGGGCCCGAAAGAAGGTAACGGTTTTACTACTAATCTCGGCTTGACAGAAAAGAAACTAAGTTCAACCACCGTTACCCTCTTTTGTTACCTTAATTCGGTCTGGATAGAAGTTTTAAGCTTTACCCAGTCCTTTTTATAACTATGCAAACTATCAATAGTATGATAGAGATAACCAGGTTTTATGCCCACTTCTCTAGCTACGTATTCCATAAGTCTCCATGCCAGGTATACATCATTCCCGAAGTGGGTTACAAAGTCTGATGACCTTTGGTGATAACAAATATTTAACTGCTTCTCTCCTCGGGCATTTTCCCGTATGAGGAAGTCGTAGTACATTGAACATGGTATTCTATGTTCACCCCCAAGATAGTTTGAATCGCAATCTTCATTGAAACCGTCCTCACCATATATATTTAATATGGCTTTTCTTGTATCGTTATCGGTTTTTAACAGTTCTATCACTGCCTCGAGTTTAGAGAATGCTTTACCTTTGTATGAAACTGTCTCGTTCATACGTTCTGCATAGGTATAGTCAAAAAATCCATCTACCAAAAACTCTTCCCAAATATTCTTACGAAGTTCCCAAGCTTTGCCAGGATTTTCCATTCTACCGCTTACTCTCTCTTCTAGTTCTGCATCTGCCCAGTCCTTGGACTTGGTAAATACGAAAAGTGCAGCGGGGTCTTCCATGTGAGTTAAACAGTACTGCTCACATATAAGTTCCTTTGTAATAAAGTCATCTTTGCCTTCGATAACTTTATTCTGATAGGTACGGGGTTTTACCTCATTACCCATCTCCCAAAGATTACGAGCAGTTTCTGACATTAACTCATAAGGGTTCGAATATATTCTCATTGTTCGTTATTTTTAATATATTTTCTTATAGATTTTCGTAGTTCTTTTAGGTCCTGAATATTCATATTGGGAAGACCTACCCAATGATAAGCATTGATACATATAGATAACTCTATATCCCTGCTATACCTATCGGGATATTTACCCTTGGATATCTCCACTCCAAAATATGGTTTACCTTTCCTCTCGTACTTCACTTAGATACCTCCTTACCTTTCTTTTAAGCTGCCTTAAATCTTTTACACTTATGTTGGCCACGGTATTAAATAACCATCCATCATCAGTGGAGAAAGTTATATCTATATCTCCTCCGAGTTTACTGGTATAAGGAGATTTCTTTACTTCTATTTTCATTGCATTGGTATTTGCAATTCAATAGACTTCCCTATCTTAGAATGGTAGCCAGTCTTCACTACCAAGTGTACAATCTTTTGCCAGAGTTTTTGGGTACTTGAATAATTCTGGCCTGAGTACTTTCAAAGCTCTTTTATGTACCTTATATTTTATCTTGTCAGGGTCTACTTTTAGTAGGTATTTTAATCGCTCATACCAATTCCCGTCGTATATACCAAGTTTATCACTTAGCTTTAATAAATCTTCATGAGCATGGTACATCAGTAATACAGTATCATCATTAAATATCTGACTGAAATGTATTGATACTTGAAACTTCTGACCATTGCAAAATATATACTCTCCCATGCGTTGAATGAGGAGTAAATCACATATTAATCTTTTAGTAACTTCTGATGCCCTCATGAACACCGTTATCATAGGTTTATCTATACCAGCCTTTTTAGACACTGTCATAGATAATAGGCAGTTCTTCCCATGAGCATGTTTATTATTAAACTGATAACCTATATTGAATATCTTTCTTGAATTCATAGCTGTGTTGACTTCCTGTCTTAAGTCAATCAAACTATTCTCATCAATGTAATTAGCTACTAATGACTTCCATTTTGACATGGTGTAGTTGAAGTGCCTACCAAAATCAAATTCTGGGTCTACCAGAGGCTCATTAATACTAATGACTAAATCATTTATATACTGAGCTTTACCAATTCTTTCTATGTCCAAACCAAGGGTATTGAACAGAAATAACTTGTTAAGTCCTTCCCAAGCTTTCATGCTGGTTTTGAACTGCAACAGGTTACCCTTTATTTTTAGCTTACTCATCTTCTTGTCCTGGTATTTGATATCCAACTTCTTCTGGCTCTCCTTCTGATGCTCCAAATGAGAGTAGCTTCTTCCTTTTACCTTCATTACCTTCGCTCTCCAGCTTTAATTTAAGCCCATACTTACTGGTGAACTTTAAGTAGGTCTTCTTTATCTCATTTCGTTTGAGTATTGAAGAACATGGATATGGAAGAGGAATACCATCCCAGTTACCAATCTCTAATTCACCTGCAGTCATTGACTTACGTTTATAAGAGAGATCTTTCCTCAAAGCTTTGAAAGCTCTGAAACTGTGACCATAAGTCTTATATACCTTCTCATCACTGGTCATCAACCTCTTGAATGATTTGCGTATCTTTCTCTTACGTTCTACATCTTCACAGCCTTTCATTACCTTCTTTATTTCCTTATGATTGTTGTACATAAGTATAGCTGTATCATCTGCAAAAGCTGCTTTCAGAATCAGTACCAGTTTGAAATCAGTATGTCCGTATACATATTCACCGAGTCTACAGAATAACAGCATATCCATAGGCAATCTGGTTACTACATCTGATGAACGTAGAATGATAGTTATCTCTGGTTTTTCTACACCTATTTTACGAGAGAATATTCCACCCACCAGACACCCCTTTCCACTATTATGATTGTCTGCAAAGTGAAAGCCTATATGGTAGTTTCTATTCACTACCTTATTTTCTTCCAACTTTCTTATCATAATCTTGGCTTCATCAAGCACATCTAAATCGAAGTAATTGGTTATTAAACCAGTCCACTTAGTCATGGTATAACAGAACAACTTACCAAAGTCAAACTTAGGATTAAACTTGGCTTCTTCTATCTCTATGCACATATCGTACGTGAAAAGAGAGTTGGTTATATTATAACCAACTCCTTCTCCAAACCATTCGGATTTTTTCAGTAGGAATCCCTCTACTAAATATTCCCAGGCCTTAACAGGATTTTTTGCCCTAACTATGTTCATACTAATACTTCGATTTTTGACGGAACATATTGATATGGTTCTTTTTGAAGTATATGTAGAATACATCATTTGAACCCATACCTATCCATCCAAGATATCCACAGAAGTAAATGAAAGCTTTTACCAACTCTGACTGATACTTTAACTCCTGAGTCATTACTTGGGATTGCTTCCAAGGTTTATTCTTTAGGAAGTTACGAGCAATGTTCAGGTGGTGAGTTATCTTCCATAATAGATACGGGTAATTTACTGAATACTCTATATGATTGAAGTATCTACCCCCCACAAGTAACTTAGTGTTATAATCCAGATGTGTTTCTGAATCCATGTTCTCATACCACTTAGTAAGGTCTGTAGCATTATTGTGGAATATAACACTGATATCACCCTCGTCCATTATCCACATTACTCCAAGATTCATTGCTGTACGCAAGATATCGTCGTGGTTCTTATTTAGTGAGTCTACCACTGATTGAGTACAATGATTGTCCTTTACCCACTTCTCCATATATGTTATTATATCCTCTGGTTGGATATTGGCATATATAAGCAGTTCTATAAAGAAGTGTATTGCATCAGCGTTCTCTTCGTTAGCATTCTGCAAGTTATTGAGTATCTCTGTGTATTCTATACAATCCCCCTGAGATTGTACCAACTTTGCATGATTTGCTTCGAATAATGACCTTACACTTTCGAAAGATTCATAGCCCTCTGATAACTCCTCGATAACACGAGAAGTAAAGTCCTTCAGTAAGGTTTGAGAAGCCTTTGTATTGATATCTACTGGGTATTTGGGTAACCCCTCTATGCCTATATACCCAGACAAGAGGTTCTTTTGCATTTGATATATCTCTTCGAGATATTTATGTTCGGGGATAATTCCCGGTTCTTCTTTTATATCGCGACTATCCATTGTCTTACTTATTATCGTGTGCACCAAATCCCTTATCTCCTCTTGTTCCCCAGTTTTTTGCTTTCTCTTCATACTCCTCGTTGGTAATCTCTACAGGTGTTGAGAGTATGATAGGAACATGTACGAATTGCATTATCTTCTTATCTTCTCTGAGAGGTATATATACTGGTTCAGTAGAAGCGTTTTGAATCCCGATGTGCATCTCTCCCGTGTACGGACTGTCAACTATCTCGGCTGTAAATGTTAATCCATCTTTAGTAGCAACTCCCGATTTGTTTGCTGCCATGAGCATGGATTCCCTGGGATTGATAAGAACCTTTATTCCAGAGGGTATAAGTATTCGTCCTCCTGGATTAATGGCTATACATAACCCATTAGTATCTATGCCTTTGAATTTTATGTTACCACAACCAAACATCTTTCTATTGATACCGGTGAAATCTTTCTCATGTTTCTCACCTACCTTTAAGATGTCATCGATAGTTAATTTAGGTATGTAAAAATCCAAACCTGCATCTCCCTCATTAGCTCGGTTTGGAGATTTAACATCTCTAATCTTTGTGAACTCTAATTGTACCATGTTATTTACTGTTTAATTTACGATAAATGTCTCTTGCTTCCTTTCTTGATAACTCGAACTTACTCTGAAGCTTATCGAGTATTTCCTTCTTACCAAGTTTTTCCCTTACCAGTTTACGGTAATACTTTTTACAACCTTCCATATCTATGAGAGGTTCCAGATCTTTGAACTGAGTCTCTGCTTCCAACTCCTTACGAGTTTTACCCATGAGAGCTGTGAACTTAATGCAACATAGTTCTGAATCCCCACACATCTTACATTCCTTAGTTGAAAGGTCGTAATGCTTCCCAAAACAGGGGTCATTACCTGAACCTAACTTGGTGATGTCCATTGGTTCCAGGATATCCCCAGTCTCTAACTCCTTCCTTACTTCTTTTAACTTGTCTTTCTTTTTCTTCGCCATATATCTGAGAGTTTAATATCAAGTGATAGTTAATAGGTTTTTCAGTGTCATTGTTGTAGAATAGTAGATGCACTAACTTTCAGGTTCACCATTATACGCATGCGCATTAGTTATGAGATTTTCTTTAGAAAATCGAAATAACCTTCAGCTTGCTGAAGTACTTAGCTTGAGTATTAGCTTTACTTTCTTTAACCCCCCTATAATCCCCCCTAATTGTTTTCATTCTATCTTAATCACCTTCAACTTCTCCTTCATGTAGTAGTTCTTACGATGGTTCCCATGTCTCTTTAGATAATTACCCGGGAATTGAAGATCGTCCAGATAGGCTTTCTTTTTATTCATGTGAGTTCTTGCAAGACGTCCCAGGATTTGCAAAGACTTCTCATTAGAATCCATTGATGCAGTATTCTGCAGATACTTTAATTCAGGGAAGTTTTGACCTCTAGAAATAATCGTGGTAGCGATTAGTATATCTATTTTCCCCTCTCTGAAAGCTTGTAGAATTTCATCTCGCCCTTTTGTCTTGTGATGGACATATTGTATGTTGTATTGATTCCCAAGATGTTTAACGTAGTACCGATAAAGGTTTTCACAGTGTCCTATGAACTTACATACAATGAGTGCCGGCAATCTTTTGCGTCGAATGTTATACTTAGTTCGAGACAAAGAGAGTCTCCATGCTTTGACATTGTTAGATATTACTTCTTGATATTCTGTAGGGTAATCCTCATCTTTGGTATACTTGTAATGAGCATATACCAACTTACAGATAATGGGAGTAGAGTACCCCTTATCAATCATCTCGGCCAGTTTTACCTGGTTTACTCTATCACCAATAAATGACATAATATTCATGTTGTGAACCAACTTTTTCTTGAGTTCACTCATGTAAAGAGTACCACTTAATCCTACTCGTACTCTTGAATTATATAGGTGTTGTATTACTGTCTTATATGTTTTATTATCAATCACGTCAGCCTCATCTATAAGTACCATATCTATTTCCGAAAGGAACTTTTGATACCTGTTTATGTTGCCTGCCAGAGATTGAACCATACATACATTAAAGTTACCCCACTCACTACATTTACTTCCTTGTATAAATGCAACTTTCTCACCAGGTAACAGTTCTGGAATCTCTTTCTTGAACTGCTTGAATAGGTCTGCACTGTTCAACAACAAGACAGTCTTCAACTTTCTTTTGAATGCTTGATGCAATCCACAGAACACCAGTGTCTTTCCAAAGTTAACTGCCAAATCAGATGCACAAATAAGGAAAGGAGTATCTCCAACCTTATTATACAGTATCTTTTCTAGAGCTTCTTTCTGTACTTCTCGTAATTCTTTATTCCCCATTACTGTTGGAATTACTGGTTTAACTCCTAATGAGGGTCTATTATCTATAATTTTAACTTTCTGTCCCATTTTACGGCATTCATTATAAACCTTATTCAAAAGGCCTATTTTGAATTGACCATAATCAGAAATATATTTCACATAACCATCCCAGTTCTTTGCCCTACTATACATCATTATATGCCAAGCGTCCGGATGCTTAATCCGGAACATTTCATATAACTTGTTTGTGAACTTAGCAGGGCCAGACAATTCACAAACATTGCAATTCTTTATGGTTATAGTTATCATAATTTTGTTGCCATATCTATTATACCGAAAATACCACACATGAAAAACATGAATAGTATTATTATACACACTATCTGAATAGAAGTTGCTATAATATCATCCCAATCCATTTTCATATAATTATCTATTTTTGAAGGCGTCCCAATCTACATGTTCTGTTCTAGGTCGGGACACTATATTAAACTTTGCCATGTAATTGATAACTCTTTGGCGAGCTTTATCGTTGGATAAGTCTTCTATCTTGGGTATACCGTTACAAAATTCAAGTGCATAAAACTGACCAAGTACAAAGGTTTCATAATCAACGCCAATTTCATCGGCTAATTTTCTTGCCCTTACAAACCATACATACTCCTGAGGATTCTTGTCATAAGTATTATTGATACCTATCCTATCAAGAATCTCTTTGGTATAATGTTCATATACTTCTCGAGTGAACTTAGGATATTCATCCTCCTTGACTTCTTTCTCAGCCTCATATACATCCATAATCCAATTCACCCTCTGATGTAACCAGTTAGCACAGAAGTTATAGTTTACTCTCTTTGCCTGAGACATTAGTTTTATGCCCGTGGTTACAAACTCAATATATCCCTGACGAGGTTCGAACCCAAACTTTTGACAAAATTCATTTACAACGGGTACTAATTCTTTTACTGAAGCCCATTGTAAATCAGTTTGTTTTATTTTGGTTACTCCTATATGTTTGAGCTTAACTCTAGTGGAATATATAATATCTGCTAATAAGTTTGCATCCCCTATACTTCCGGAAGCTCTACGAATAGCTTGAGTTTGTACCTTTTTATTTTCTCCAACCACTGAACGATGGTCCAATGAAGATTGCCTTGCCTTATAGAAGAATTCATCCACGAATTTATCACCAAGATGACTACCCATCACTTCTTTGAATATTCGTGAAAAGGTAGTTCTTGATATGTGTATAGAGGGTTCTCTCTTTGCCATCACAATTTCAATTCAGATTTTATAGTTAAAAGTTCTTGATAAGTCTGATATGTCGTCTTTCGTACATATTCTAAAGTCCTTCGCTTACCTAATGAATTGACATCCTCATTATCTGGTAAGAATACTACCTTTACCTTTTTGAAAGGTACTAACTTAAATGCCAGGTCTAATGCCTTATCTTTAGCATCTGGGTCAATCAGTATGATGAACTTCTCTACTGGACTCTTGATGAACTTGTTTACTTGATATCTGCTGACTGCCTTACCTCCGGTTGCAATCCCATTCTCCCCCAGAGTTTCAGCGTTGATTGCACCTTCACAAATATAAACGGTTCGGTATATTTCTAGAGCATCTGCATTATATATAATAAAACTCTTTCCCAAACCTGTTATATCTACTTCTGGGTTGTTATATTTGGGACCAGCGCCCATATATAATCGAGCATTGAAATAAGTTAATTGCCCATGCTCTGTAAATGGGATAATGATATATCCAAGATACTTACCTGTGTTACAATATCCCCATCCTTTACGAGCTAACTCTTCTATCTTAAATCCTCGTTTCTTAAGGTAATTCCTGGCAGACCTTGCCAACAGAGAAGTACCCATGGATATGTTCTTGAATCCCTCGGGTAGGAAGAACTCCTTCTTACCTTTTAACTCAACCTTCTCCTCTTTGAATACATATCCAGTATAATCATCAGATTCAAGTATAGATAATACCTCCTGAAAACTATCTGTGCTCTCCAGATACATTATCAGACTTATGGGAGAAGGATGCTCACCACACTTAAAACAATTGCACCTATTGTTTGAAAGATTGATACCAAACTTCTTCTCTCCACCACAGTATGGACAGTCGGATTTCATCCACCCCTTACGGTAATCAAATGCCCCTATCTTTCTGATAAAATATTGGTGTATCTTACCTTTTATATTGCTGTTAAGTCTCATATCTTAAACGAAAATACCCGACCATGAATAACATAGCCGGGTAGTTATTACTTAATAGGCAACTTCTTACAGAATTCTGGTATTAAGTGATACATTATGTAACCCCTCCGAATCTTTACTAACTCTTTTTGAGCTTCCTCTAATTTGAGTAGATTACTGGGAAATGGAATGCAGCATTCATCGTACATTTGATTATAGCCTATTTTCCTTACAAATGTGCTACCATTTGGAACACACATCTTAAAAGTTACAGAAGCTTTGGGTTCATTTATATGTACCCAAGGTCTAGTGAAATACCCGAGAGTATGGGTTTCATCTATTGGGCATACTATCTCATATCGGTTGCCAGCTTGTCTTCTTAAACATATTTCTTTGGAAGCTCTCCTCCGAAACATTTTTAGCAATCTAATGTTCATGATTACATGTGTTCAGTGGCGTGAAACTCTCCTATATGTAATACTGAATTGCATTTAGGACATCTAACGCTTTCTTCCCCATCATGTCCTGGACCGTAGCTTAAGTCTAAGAATATTTCTTTCCTATTGAAGGCTATTACCTTTTTACACTTGTTACAAGATGTAACACCTTCTCCAAACTTAGCTAATTCCATAGAATCGATAATTCGTGCCATACAATTTTAATTATTTAAGGTTTAACTTTTTTATATATCTCCTGAAGTCTTACTCCTCTTTTCAGGGTCTGCATTGGGATTACTTACTCTCCTCTTTTTCTTAAGCAAGTCATCTACCTGTTTACCTATTGATTCATCGTACTTAGCTCTGGCTTCTTTTGAGAACTCTTTCATACGTTGTCTTTCTGGGTCCATATTAAACATTACACGACCATTTGGAACTCCATCACGTTGAACTACAACCTCCATTCTCATGATATTGTGTTCCTCCTCGTCTTGAGTAGAATTTAATCCCATGACGCATTTTGCATTCCTTATGATAGATATAGCAGAAGCAATATCATTATCCTCATATCTAGTTTCTTGATGCTTAGCTCCCTCTCGGGTAACATGCTGGGCAGTCCATACAGCATCAAGCCCCAACTCATCTCCCATATTATCTATATCTATATATACATTGTTGATACGTTCTACATCATCTCTATCTCGAGCAATAGAAGCCAACTTTGCAGCATAGTCAATAATTATGACATGGACTTTGATACCTTTCTCGGTTTCTAATTTCCTAACCAAGTTCATAATGGTGTTACAATCTGCAATGGTTGCAGGTACACGCTCCACAATAAACTCAACCCCAAGTCGTTTATATTTACGCATGTGCCTTTGCTCCATCTTATCATAATCACCAGTTAACATCTCCCTCTTAGTTTTATTTAGGGTGGACTGAATCATACGGTCCATTAACTGGTTTTTACCATTTTCAGTATCTATGTAGAGGACATTCTTTTTCATAACCAGATATCCCCGAGCAACATTGATAAGTGCAAAAGTCTTTCTTCGTTTGGGACGGTCAATTAAAACGAAAAGAGAATTCTTGGGATATCCATCTCCATTACCCAATCTATTTAACTGCCAGAATGGAGTGGGAACTACATCTGGGTCAACCTTTCTCATAAGTTGTCGCATTGCAGTTCCACTAACCATGAGTAAAGGTTCATCCTTCTTTTGGGGTTTTGAACTCTGTAGAATCTTGGTTAGTTTAGCTTGATAAGTTTCGTAGGAATTGTAGTCAGAGAAGTCCATACCCTCGTTCAGAGCTTTCAATTCAATGTAAGCAATAAACTTATGTATATTCTCCAAGACAATATCCACATCCTTTAGAGGCTTGTTATAAAGTTCGGATATTAAACTATGGATATTAGGGATATCATCCTTAGTAACCAAGTCTACATAATCCTTACCTTCTAACAAAGTTTTAACCTGCTCAACCATTAAGACCTCACTTGGTATTCGTTGATATTTCTTTACGAATTTTACCAAGGCCTCTACTACTATGGAGTGTTCAATTAAAGTAAAGTACCCAGGTTTTATCTTTGGAACATATAGAAAAGCTTCCTTCCCTTGTACCAAGAACCTAAGTACTTCTAATTGAAACTCGATAGAGAACGTAAACTTGTCACAGGAGTTTAACCTCTTCTTTACCCTATTTTGTTTCATATATTATATAATATTCATGAGTGTATAATCAATAGTATCTGCTAGATAATATAGTTCTCCAAGCTCATCTTTGAACATACTTGAACACAGACGGTGAAATAATTTTGATAAAATTCATACAAGTTGTTACTTTATTATTTATATTTGCATGGTTAAAAATCTTTACTACTATGAAAGGCAACAACGGAAGTGAACTACATCGTTTAACAGAATTAAAACCTTATGATGAGGATTTGTTTAATAGGTTATATAAAACCTGCAAACCTTTAATCCGTAGACTGACGAGGGGAGTTGATTCCAGAAGATTCAATCTCACGCCAGATATTATTAACTCTTTCTTCTGGGATAAGTTCTTGTATGTATTTAATAAATACCAAGACGAATACGATGAGGAAAGGTTAAAAGCAACTCTCCTATCTTCCCTGCAAACTTATAAAAGTAAGTTACTGAGGAATGCTTATACCAAGCAAGCAGAGTTCAATCAAGAGTTAACTTCATTTGAAGTCTTATTTGACAATAATAAAGAGCTACTTGATGATTCTGATGAGACTCGGATTAAAGAGGAACAATCTCAAAGATTTCATCAGTACATGAAGGAGCATCTCACTCCTGATGAATACTTAGTAATGCAGATACAGCTTGAGCCTCCTAAATGGTTTGAGTCCCGTATCAAAGATTCTCATGGTAAGTTATCTATCCTTCACTTGATAGATTACTTTGAGTTGCCTCGAGATAAGTTTGCAGTTAACATGTTCTCCAGAATGAGAAAGACCATACAGAAAACTTTAGAACAAGCTGCCTTAGACCTTAAACATTAGTACACATGAAAAAGAAAGAACAGAATCCAATAAAACATGAATGTTTGAAATGTGTTCACCATTATGTCGTAAAAACTTTATTGGCCGGTTCTTACATATATTGTGAAGACTTACCTATCGGAGTATTGGTAGATTGGAATGGACCATTAACTTACAACTATAAACCCCGAAAATGTAGGAAGTTCAAACAAATAAAAAGGCCAGAGCAAGATTATTGCTAACCTCACCCCGGCCCCACTTAACCAACTCAACTATGGTTCAGTTTATATTTCACCCCCTAATGTCCGATTATATAAATCCTCGGTTATGTCATGGATAGGTATAGTTATCTCATGACCTAATTCGATGTATTCTTGAGCTCCAGTTGCCTTAGTCATACCCCTTAAATTTACCACTATATTAGCTGTGTTGTTAGCTATGGATAAATATGCAGAATACTTTTGGAACTCACAATCCATATTCTCAGCCAACTCTAGTTCAATATCTTTGGCTTTGAAAGTAGTTGGCATTGACATGAATATGCGAGTAATACTCTCGGAATTATTCTTCAACCCAAGTATCTCGCCCATCATTCTACTCATCTTGGAATTTTTTTGGAATAACATAGCCAAATTGTAATTCAAAGATGCGTTAGCTGTACCCTGATTCAAGAGGCATACTACTACTCTCAAGGTTAAAGTATTTACACCCATTATAGCTTTTACATAAGCATAATGGTCAGTTGCAGAACTCGGGTTGAAATTCAACAGACCACTATCGGCAGTCTCATAGTACATAGACTTACTACCAACCAATCTCTTCATGGCAATAGCCATTCTCCAACCCATAGCAGCATCGGGATTAGTGGGATGATAAAATCCGGTCGGGATACACAGGGAATCGTTTTCATTTGGGCTTAATTGTAGCATGATACACCCAGCAAATTTCCAATCCTCATGCTGATAAGGAGCATTGATATCTTGATATATCATCGCCCCTTGCTCATTTATCCCAAACAATACTGTACCTAACTCCCATTTGTTAGAAGGAACTGTGGTTGGTTTTGATATATCTATATCGGGAGATATAAATATACCAACAGCATCAGCACTTTCAATCCATTGATAGTGAAGTTTCTTTTCTACAGGTGAGTCCGTGACAAATTTTGAACCACTAACATTCAGTTTAGTAAATGTATATACATCATCCTCACCATCGGACCCAGTTTTAGTTACTTCTACTTCCACTACTTGACCAAGGGATTTCATAAGGTTTGATACTTGAGCAGTCAAATCACCTACTTCTACGGGGATAGTACTCTGTTCCAATACCTTTACCCTATTTTTTAGGTCAAGTATATCTAAAGGGTTAAGCCCATATGGTTTCACCGGGAACTGACCCTGTGTTGGTACCAAACACAGAGTGTAATTCAGTGAAGCCATGATAGACTTATATCTTTGACTGTTTGGGTCACTATTCCATTCAGGTCTCCATCCAACTAAGTATACTCCTATGAGAGAGTCTACATTCTTGTTGAAAGGCATCCCTGAATCAGCCAGGAGTTCTAACATCCTCTCGTATCCCCAAGAGAGAATTTCCTCGATACCATATATATCGTCAAATGTTAACCAACCACAGGTGAAGTTGGTTACACTTGGAGGATTCTCACTTCCATCTGGACGATATGTATGGGTAGCTTTTACAGCAAATGCTACCAACTTCTGAGGATTGCTCAGATTTGGCCACCCTCCAGATGGTTGTACTCTATTAAAGGTTAGTACGTCAGGGGCAATGTGACATAATCCGTCGGGAGTAGTGTAAGCATTGAACACCTGGCCTGCAGTATTATCCTTATTAGAAAGGAATACTCTACGAGCCCGGCCCAGTATATTACTCATTCCAGAAGGTAATGTACTCGGTCTTTTGAATACACTGGTTATGGTTACGTTCTGTTGGGTAGTATCTACCCAATCGAAGCCGCAAATAGGACCTGTACCAGCCATTATAGCAAGAGGTTCCATAACCTCTTTAGATTCTATTAAGTCTCCATAGACTTGATAGAATCTTGGTTGTACTATCCCATTTACTACTTCAGTTACATTATTCTGTGCCATAGTTAGATTTTTAACTTATCAAGATTTTCATCTATGAAGATTAAAGCCTTGGTTAATGACTCCACCAGTTTGTGATTTACTGAGTCATCCTCAAGTAAAACCACATCATCTGGGTTATCCTGGAATAACCACTCGAGAAGTACTCCCCAGTAGTTGTTGCCCATCAGTACTGTGAAGTTAGCTTCCTTATCAGGGTCACCATCTGATGGGTCCATACGATGTTTATAACCGTCTGTAGTAGGAAAGTCTTCCTGTAATTGTTCGAATATTACCGTGGCAAATAAATCCGAACGAGTTTGTCCTTTGGTGGTATATATTTCAAAACCCCTTGCAGCGCACCATTCATTCCCCATACCTGCGGCATTGTTATGGAGTGAAAGCAGAAACTTTGCATCCCCTCGGGGAGTATCTAAATTATTTGCAATTTCTTTTCTTCTAGACAGCCCGATTTCGGTGTCCTTAGTATTGGTGAACGCTACTTCAAATCCTTCCTGTTTAAGACGTTCTGCCAACATCTTACCTACTTTTCTGCTCCACAGGTATTCCTTATGTCTACCGTCGGGAGATTGTTTCCCCGCTACATCTGACCCGTGCGCAAAGTCAATGATAGGCAATAATCTTCGTGCCATAGCTATAATTTTTTAAGGTACATTAGTTTTAACCCGTTTAGATACATACCAACCGATTGGTCCATACTAGAAATTGTAAATTGGTCCTTTGGTATATATATCTGTTCAATTACCATATCTTTTATTGCTTCATTATCTTGAGGCTCAAAGATATTTGCCAGAGATTTACCATTACAGGTGAAGTTTGATAGCATCCCACATAGTTCGGAATACTCATTATTTACCAAACTATCTACTTTCTTTACGACTGACTCTTTGTTGTCGATATGATTTTCAAATCGTATACGCAGTATCGCATATTTAAGGATATGTCCTAAGCAATTAAATTCTCTGCGTATCAGTATCTGAGCTTCAGTTATCCCAATGGTAGAGTCAGCGGCCCCATCGAAGAACTCCTTCACTTGTTGAGAGGATTCAGAGACTACCGATACCTTTTTATTTAAGTTCCAGATGGTATATATAAACATTACTACCATTACAAGAACCAATACCATGAATATACCGAATATCACTTTAAGTGCCCCATAATTTGAGGCAGCTTCAGCCAATTCAATCGAAGATTTGGTTAAAGATTGAACGGCATTGTCTAGTTTGGGGTCTTCTTGAGCAAGAGAAAGTAGTAGAGCTATTAGAGGTGTGTTAAGCATATACAATATAAATTACGGCAGTAGTTTGTTCAAATACTACAGAACTGTCTTTTGGTTCAAAATATTTTACATTTACGGGTAGGTACTTATTGACAATGTTTACCAGAGTTTCCCTTACTTTATCACTATAGTCAGAGGGATGTTCTGATTGTATCGATTCCCTTTCAGCCTCTATCTCTTCTTCGGTTGCGTCGGGATTCATCAGCTTCCACTCTTCCAATAATTGTTCTTGAATCTCTTGGTCTTTCCTTACCATAAAGTCCCACTGACCCTTTGGTATACCAATAGTAAGAATCATTGGGACACATTCCCAACAATCTGTCTCGGTATCATAAGTAGCTGAAGGAGTATCGAAATGAGAGATAGTGTCATAGTTTACAGAACCATCGCCTATAGCTTGAGCTACCGAAGCTTTGGTACTTTCATCCACTTCAGTTAGTGTAAAGGTCACTCCGTAAAAACGGCCCAATATTTCATAAAACCGTCTAGTACCTCTTATCTTGTACAAAGATATGGCGTATCTTAGAACTAGCCGGTAATCCGCAGTGGGAAAACCCCTGTCCTCTTTTATCCAATTCTCTAGATTCTCCTCTGTATAGGGCTCTCCCTTAGTTAATACGCCATAAGCATAAGGAATGAACCCAAAGTATTCCCATAGATAGTTCAGGAATATGGGATTGGCTTTATCCACATCCAAACATTCCATGAAGTTATCTATATCGGGCATTACCTCAGTATCGAAATAGCCAGAACATACATCTATAAACCTTTCGAATATACCTTTGCCTTCTGAATCTTGATAAGTATCATTGGCTTTGTAGTAATGGTCAAAAAGGTTACTGAAGATGTAATCCCTGAAGAATGTCTTCGCTGGATTAAACCACTTCATTGATTATGAGTGTTATGTTATCCGAACTGATAGTAGGGATATTGTAGTTGTGTGGAATCAGGTCTACCAATCTACCATTACTTCCCATGGGTTGGGTAGTTAATTGATATACAGTTCCGTTTTCGTAGTTTGCGTTTTCAACCGGTAAGTTAATAGTAAGGCTGAACTTTGACTTAGTTAGAGTTACCTCAAGAGGTTTACCGTACTTACCCGAGTATAGAGCATTACCAGATAAGTCCTTGTTAGCATACACCTTATAGAAAGCATTACCGTTTTCTATTACGGTCTGTATGTAACAATTCTCGAAGTCAGATTCCGGAGTATAAGTTGTAAAGGATATCATCTTGAAATAGGTGATATTCAGTGCTGGCACTGATACTATCTCTTCCGTATTCTGAGAGTTAATGTTTATGGCTATCGGATATGGTAGTAAGTACAGTTCAGTTATGGTAAGGAAGTCAACCATCGGTTGATTATCCATAAGAGCGTACAAATCTGACTGTCTTACCGGTTTATTGATATCAGAGTTCTGATAGTTATAAGCATCCAATAAGGCCTTCTTTACCTGATTGCTTATATCTATGGATTTGAAAGACTTTCTACCGGTTATTTCAGCTGATAGATAAATCTTAGCTGCATGTGTAGAGTATACACTTACTCGAGTAGTTAATACCTTGGATGATTCCATCCTTTGCCTTACATTATTGATAAGTTCAGTGCTTGCCTCTGAACCACCATCTGGAGTGATATATACTTCTACATACTTTCCGCAAATGTAATTGCAGTAAGCCTTGTCTACCCCGTCTATCAACATAGCTATGGCTTCATAATCTTCCTTAGTGATAGCTACTCCAAGAGTTTTGATACTCAATGGGATGTGTTCTTTAAGTGTATCGAAGTCCTCATAGTCTGAACCTCCTGTAGCAGCTATGGTATTGGTAAGAGTAAGACCAGAAGTTACATCAGCCATTACCTCAGGAACTTTATCAAACTGGTTTGCTGGTATATTACCATTTGCACCGTAAGTTAGATAATACTGTCCCTTAATGAGTGAACCTATAGTTGGTTTCCTACCGAACTGACCATCACCAAATACCAGATACGGAGTGAGAGTAGTATCAAGCTCTACCTTGTATACCTTATCACCTGGACCTGAATAAGCAAAAGTATCTACCAAAGTCCATGCCTCTCCACCAACGGTGAGTACCATAGAACCCTCTACATATTTCTTATCCGTAGGCAAGTCTCCCAAGGTTATGATAATGTCATGAGATGTATAAGTACCCAGTTCCACTTCTTCCACAGCTTCTTTCTGAGCTACCGGTACTTTATAAGTATATGTACCTCTTTCGATAGTTACATTGCGAGTAGTTATCCACTGCTTACCATCCTTTGAATTGAATATCGTGTTCTGTGGTACTTGTATATCTACCGGGAAAGGACTCCCGTCTTGCATATATACCGTTAAGTCTACTGAAGATGGGATAGCTGATTTTATGTGGTAATCTACCAGCTTAGCATGTTTGTACAATGATGAATACCTTCTGCAAGTTGGAAGGAAAGCTTCTCTTGCCATGCCATCAATGTAGTAGTGTATCACCTCAGCAATACCTGCAAAGATTGAGAGTGTAAGTATGAATATATTACCTTCACTCATATCCGTTATCTCTGGAACCCTTTCATTCAGAGATTGAATCAGTTTGGCTTTTATGTCATTGTATGACCTCTGAAAGGGAGTGAGCCATGGGTTGCTAGTAGACATTTGTTGTGGAATTATTTAAGTTATACTGAAAGTTTAACTCTTCTACCCTCTGAGAGTTCTGCACCTTGAAATATATCAGGAGTCTTATGGATTCCTTAGTGGGTTTCAGAGCAAATACCTTTAATGCCGTTATCCTTGGTTCCCAGGCTGCTATGCCATCCTTCACGAAATTTTTAATCATGAGGTTGAGAGCACTTGTATTAGGTTCTTCCAAACATTCCCAAGTTCGAGAACCAAAGTCCTCTTGTCTGAACCTTTGGCCTATTTGATAGGTTAGGATAGCTGTGAGGTTCTGCTTTATTAAAGCAACATCTCCTCGGAGTATATACCATCCTATCTTTGGTACTACTCTTCCGTCTGGCAGCTGTATTGATTCTGATTTCCCATCGCTCCCGACTGCTTGTTCAAGCTTTATAGGGAAATAGGCACCACTACCAATAGTGTTGAGTTGATTATAGTTTGCCATTAGTTAGGTTGTTTAATTGTTTCACTTTCAATATCCTCCACCTTAGTCTCTTCCAGTTTAGAACCAGCCCAAGATGCAGCAGCAGTTTTCAAAGCAGCACCACCGTCTTGTGGTTTAGGTGTCCAATTAGTGAATGTCTGCTTTATTTTATTTAGGTCTTGCTCGATTTTGTTTAATCTTTCCACTACTGAATTGGATTCAGGAATACCAACTTCTCCCCCTTGCATTATAATGTTATTCGCATCGACGTTTATATTACCGTCTAGAGACTTAACAATTATATCTTGTTGGATTATTGCAGTTAATATTCCCGATTCACTTTCATCCAGTATAATCTTATTACCCTTAGGAGTAATAAATCCCAATACATTAGGCTTATCCAATTCTGGAGGCATTTCTCCGATTGCCCATCCATGATAAGACCAAAGAGGGTGTCTTGGGTCTCCGTTTTCAAATTCTACGTATACTATAGAACCCTCACGAGGAGACAACCATTTGAATCCAGAACCTGGGCCTCCCTGTTGGTGTTTTGGGTAAGCCCATACTTCTACACCTCTTAAGATACTTGGAAGGTGTACACATACCTTGTTTTGAGAGTCTGGGTCATTTGAGGTTATTACTATACCTCTGTAAGTAGAGTAAAACCTTCCAATAGCCTCTATACCTCTCTGTTGAATCAGTTCATATAAGGTCATGGTTCTCTTGGACTTATGTTCCTACCAACCTGAAAGTCAGTCCTTGAATCTACCTCTACCTTGTAATCAGCGGGGTTATCTGGATTCTGACGTACCACAATTTGACGACCAGCTCTTTGAGGATTCTCTTTGTCTTCCTCTTTCCAAGTTGAAGCTCGATATCTAGCTACCTCAGCCTTAATCTTACTTGGTATTTTCCAAGCACCTGTGGTATAAGATTCCTCGGCTATGTCGTGAGCCTTTTGGAATACTTCCTGAGTGTTTACCGAAGTAGATATACGATTTAATATAGCATTACGTGACTTCTTCTCGAAAGTAACTTCAGTAAAATATCCCCCAGTATCAAAGCTATGTTCAACCTCTTTGGCATACCATTCGTCAGAGTATTTTTTACCAACATTCTTTATCTCGATGATTTGAGAAGACTTCATGTTAGGGTTACCTACAAACTTAGCTTTTGCCTTTATTTGACTATTCACCGATTCGATGATATCATTAGACATAAAGCTTCCCATGGTCATGAACAAAGGGTCAGCTACTACTCGTACACCGGGCACTTGTATCTCTACTTCCATTTCGGCCAATACCTTGGAACGATCTGAACCTGGATGGTCATATGGATAGTCTCCGTATGGTTTCTCTTGAGAGGGATTCTGAATAACAAGGCTTACGTCAGTTCTCTTTTTCAAAGCATTATAACCTTGTCTCCACCTATTTTGCCAATAAGCTGTACTACTGTTAGGGGCATAATCTATGGGATTCAGTTTTACCAGTACTTTTCTCCGAATAACAAAGTTAGATACTTCATCAGGAGGTTGTGGAAGACTCACATCGGTTTTACCTGAACGTATTGCATCTTCAAACTCCTTAAGTCCATCTTGATACTTTTTCCACTCGGCCTCTATTTGAGAGTTGTAAGCTTTAACTTCAGCTTCAGTTAGAGATGGGTTTGAAGCTATCTTCTGTTTCGCATCCGTTATAGAACTATATACAGGAGGTTTTTTAGATGGGTTATTTACCTGACGACACGTAGAGGTACTTGGTACTATAGCCCTTTCAAACTTTGCCATTCGAGTAACATCTCTTGGCTCCATAAGTATCTCAGGCTTATTCCTTCTTACATAGGCATCTGGCTTACATGGGTCATCATTGGTAGGTATACATTGAACTACCTCTGTTTCCACAGTTTTAGTATCAGGGTCTATACTTGAAGCTTTACCAGCTTCTATACTTTGTACGTATTTAGTTTGAACCCTGAACTCTAGCAATTCTCCAGTTCCACCAGTATAAGTATATGCAAATACGGTTTTACCGGACTGCTTTCCATTGTGTATCTCTATCTTGTTATCACGAGTATCTACAAAGTTTGGACCCCCTGACATAGCCTTAGCTATACCAACTAACTGAGAGTATTTGTTTAAGAATGTAGCTGAGCCAACTATTGCAGTACCTTCTGCAAAAGTAGCTGGTATCATCTGTAACTTATACCTATCAGAGTCCTGAGCAGGTTTAGAAAGGTTCTCTGGAGTCAATTCAAGTATCTTTACTCCTACTAACCCATCGTCTATCTCCTCAGAGTTTTGTATTTTTGTGTAACAAGGTAAGCAAGGCTTACTTTTCTCTTTGCTCTGTTTTGCCATCACATGGTTGATTATCGGTTATTACCAGAGCTGTACCAGCTTTCTGAGAGTAATCCGTTACAATTAAAGGCATCTTACCCAAGGCTAATTCCTTGAATACCTCCAAGTACTCGGTTTTATTACCCACAAATTTTGAAGGTTCGGCTTCTAAGAACATCTTTGCATCAGCAAATTCTATGGTAAACTTTACTCCCTCTGGTGTAAACTCTATCTGATGACTCTTTATGTTGACCAATCTTACAGGACCAGATTTGAAAGAGCCGTCACTGAATATCCATCCCCACTGTATCTTCAAGGGCATCTTGAATTGTAAAGAGGGATGGTCCACTATTCCTACAAAGTCAGTTACTATAGTAAACTTACCTTTGTCTCCTTTACCTTCTGTGTACTTGTAGTTGAAGTTCTCGACTTCCATACCGATGGGAATGCCATTGAACTCGTCCATAATAGGAGAGCCAGCTCCATCGAATATGGCAAGGTATGGAGTACCATTACCGTTTACGAGAATGGGTTTACTATCCTCCATAATTCGGTATGATTAACTCCATATCCTCATGAACATCTTCGAAAGGATTGAGAATATCATTGGCATCCGCAATTACTCCCCACATTCCAGAATCTCCATAGTATTTGAAGGCGATGTTTTGGATTGTTTCTCCTTCAAGTACCGAATGCATTATATGGTCTGAAGATATTGCAGATATATT